GCAAAGAATCTAACAGATTATTCTGTAGCTGCAAAGATGAAAAAGAATTATAATAGCGATAGTGCTGATACACACGACTTTTCTACAATTGTAGCTAGTCCGGCCTCAGATGGAATCGTAACTCTATCATTGACAAATACTCAAACCGATGCTCTTAAAGCAGGAAGATACGTTTATGACGTAGAAATTTCTTTTGTCGACAGTGATGCAAATACTGTCGTTGAAAGAATTTTAGAAGGAAGAATCCAAGTGACTCCATCGGTAACAAAATGAGTATTTTAAATGGCCACAGATAAAATCCTAGTAAAGGTTGCTAAGAACGCCGAAATAAAGCTTTCTGAAGCGCAAACCATTGTTAAAAAGATTGTAACTGGAACACCAATACGCAAGATGAGTAGTGCTGCAGGGTTTAATGCAGGTACTCTTGCTGGCGAATCTGCTGGTTACTATCTTGACTTTACTAATTTAACTAATGTTCCAACAATACTCGATTCAGGTGATGTACTTGCTCTTGTAGAAACAACTGATATTGATAATCTTGTTGATAGCGGCTCTGGTGTATCAATACTTGGTCCTGTTAAAGTAACTGATCATATTATTCCAGATTCTAATGAAACAATTGATCTAGGTTCTCCAACTAATAAATTTAGAAGTCTTTATCTTGCAGCAGGAACTCTATATATAGGTTCACTTGCACTAGGTGATTCTAGTGGAGAATTAGTAATCAATAATATTGATGCAGAAGGTAATATTGTTGCTGATACAAAAAAAGTTATCGCAACAGGTTTATTAACGCAAACAACAGATTTAACCACTATAGCAACTGATCAAGTTGTTGACACTTTTCCTATTACAGAATTTAGATCAGTTAAATATACAATCCAATTAGAACATGATTCTGATAGCAAATATCATACACAAGAAATTTTATTAACGCACAACGGAACTAATGTCTTTTTAACAGAGTACGCAGAAGTTAAAACAGATTCTTCTCTTGGTACATTTGATGCTAGTATAGTTGATAACAGCGTAACACTAACACTTTCTCCTTCTTATACTAATACACATTTTAAATCGAAAAGGCTCAGTGTAGATGCGTAACATTATAAATAGTATTAATAATTTTACTGTAGGTGTAGATCATGGCCGTTAAACAGAATTTTGTAGTAAAGGCCGGCATTGAGATAGCAGATTCAGCAACAGTTGGTGGCGTATTTAAAGCATCTGGTATTCAATATCCTACAGCAGACGGAAATAACAACGAGGTTATAAAAACAAACGGTAGTGGTACTCTTAGTTTTGGCACTTTGAGAATTCGTGATTTAAGTGATGTAGATTTAAGCACCCTTCAAGAAGAAGGTCTTTTGATTTTTGATTCAGCTACTAACACATTCCAAGCTCGAAATGAAATAGTGGGCGCGGATATTACTTCAGACGGGGGCTTTTACTAATGGCAGCAATAATTAAGATCAAAAGATCGGGGACCGGTGGTGCACCTACTAGTTTAAAACTAGGTGAATTAGCCTACTCATATCTTGCGGGAACAGAAGGAAACGGCGGTGATCGATTATATATCGGTACCGGTGGTGTCGATGGTTCAGGTAACGCTAATGAAATTGAAGTTGTCGGTGGTGTTTATTTTACCGATAAATTAGATCATACACCTGGAACACTTACTGCATCAAGTGCAATCATAGTTGATGCATCAAGTAAAATTGATGTATTAAATGTTGATAACGTTACTATAAACGGTAACACAATATCGACTACTAACACAGATGGTGCACTTGTTCTTTCTCCAAATGGTACAGGTGTTGTAAACGTTCCATCAGGTTATAAAGACAGAGCTGGATTTGGTACTAACTCTCTTGCTACAAAGGAATATGTTGATCAAGTATCCGGAGCTGCCACTCTTACAATTGCAACAGATTCTTCTGGAACAGACACTATTGAGTTAGATGTCGATACTCTTTCAATTCTTGGCGGTGCACCAATTAGTACTGCAAGAACTGCCGATAATGAAATTACTATTACTCTTGATGATACAGCTGTAACACCTGGTTCATATGGTTCTGCCTCAGCCATTCCAACATTCACGGTTGATCAACAAGGTCGTTTAACTGCTGCTAGTACTGTTAACATATCAACTGATCTTTCAGTTGCTGGCGATACTGGAACTGATACCGTTAATCTTCTCGATTCCGATCTTACTTTCACTGGCGGAGAAGGTATTAATACTGCAGTAACTAATAATGTAGTTACTATTGAAGCTGAAGAAGCAACTGCGTCAAACAAAGGTGTTGCATCATTCAGTACTGATAACTTTTTAGTAACTTCTGGTGCAGTGACTATTAAGAATGGTGGAGTTAATGCAGACGAATTAGCAAGTACACTAGATCTTTCTAGTAAATCCGTAACACTTGCAACAGGTGAGATTAGTAATTCAGAACTTGCAAATTCTTCAATAACAGTTTCTGGAGAAACAATTTCTCTTGGTGGATCTGCCACATTATCAACAACAAATATTACTGAAGGCACTAATCTTTATTATACATCTGCTCGAGCAGATAGTGATGCAAAGAACGCAATTTCAATAACAGACGCTGGAGGCGATGGATCTTTAGGTTATAATAGTTCAACTGGCGTACTTACTTATACTGGACCAAGTGCTACAGAAGTTAGAGCTCATTTACAAGCTGGAACTGGTGTAACATACGATTCTGCTTCAGGTTTGATTTCAGTCGGTCAAGAAGTTGGTACTAGTGATTCAGTAACATTTTCTGGATTAAAAGTTACAAATAATGTAGTAGTTGATGGTAACTTACAAGTAAACGGAACTCAAACAACTATTAATTCAACAACATTATCTATTGAAGATAATATGTTCTATTTGAATCAGCTAGAATCAGCTGGTTCACCAACTATAGTTGTGGACGTTGGTTTTGCTGCTAACTATAATGACACAGGATCATATGCACATACTGGTTTTTTCCGTGATGCTACTGACGGAACCTGGAAACTTTACGATGGCTATACACCAGAACCTGATTCTGATCTAGATATTGATGTCAATCATGCATCATTTAATTTTGCAGATCTTCGAGTTGGAAATATTACAGCAGATAATTTTACTGGTGGCTATGCAGGTTTTGATTCAGATTTAACTGCAAAATCTACTGATGATCTTAGTGAAGGCTCTACAAATCTTTATTACACCACAGCTCGTGTTGATTCAGATATGGGTGACATTCTCACAGCAGGTGAGGGAATTGATATTACTGAAGGTGCCGGCATTATTACAATCGCTGGTGAAAATGCTACAAATATTAATAAAGGTATCGCATCATTTAGTTCAATACACTTTACAGTATCCTCTGGTTATGTTTCAGCAAATGATATTACACTTTATAGTGGTGATGACGTAAATGGCCAAGGGGCAGGAATTGCTGCAACTATTGGTGAATCTTTCAATATATATGGTGATTTTAGTCAAGGTATTGAAACAACTATTTCAGGTAGTAACCTTCTTGTTGCAGGTAGAAATGCTACAGTGAGTACAAAGGGTGTGGCATCATTTGATTCTGATCAATTTACATTAACATCGGGAGCTGCTACAATACACACCGTTGACGGTGGAACTTATTAATAAATAGTCCAAGAGTTTTTTAACTTAAGGACTTAAAACAAAAACCTTTTTTAAGGAATCGATATGTCGACTAGCATAAAGCTAAAAAAGTCTAGTATTACTGGACGTATACCATCAACAAGTGATCTTGATTATGGTGAATTAGCGATTAACTACGCTGATGGTATTCTGTATTTTAAAAATTCTAGTAATCAAGTTAGTAGTATTAATGCTCGAGCTTTAGGCGTCGATTCCACTGCAACTTTTTCTATTATTGATTCTGCATATATTGAAGCTAGAGTTGGTAGTACAACAACTATCCCAGAAGGTACTAATTTATACTACACAGATGCACGAGTACAAAGTCTAGTTGATTCGTCTTATGTACAAGCAAAATTTAGCACTCTCAGAGAGAGCGATAACACATTAATAGTATCTGGCAATATTGTACCATCGACTGATAGTTCATTTAGTCTTGGCACTTCAGAGAAAAAATTTAAAGATATACATTTATCAGGCGGTACGGTCTTTATTGATAATCTTGCTTTATCCGCAGATTCTGCAACACGAACAATTAGTATTGGTGAACTTGACAGCACTGGTGTTGTAAATGTTATAGGCGTAATTGCAACAGTAGATTCTGCTGGTGTTTCTGATATTGTTGATTCAGCATTTTTAGAATCTAGATTACAATCATTTGTATCAGAAACTGAATTAGCAGCATTTAATTATAGCACTTTTGATTCTGCTAGTGCTATCAATCTTATTGATTCTGCTTATGTACAAGAAAGGCAGTCTTCAACTGGTGGCACAAGTTCAACAGGTGTTGATTACGGCAGTATTATTGCTACAGCAACTAATGCTATCGATTTACTTATCGCTACAGCTACTGTAGATTATGGAACAGCGAACGCGCCGGCAGGTTTAATATCCGATTATGGAACAATATAAATAAGTTAGAAATAGGTTAGAGGATAACATGGCATTACAAATTAGACGAGGTACAGATTCCGATAGACTTACTATTACTCCCTCAGTTGGTGAACCTCTTTATACTACCGATACAAAAAAGCTTTATATAGGTGATGGATCTACAGCAGGCGGTAATATAGTATCTGGTTCAGACACAGATTCTGCTTCGGTATCAGCAATTATTCTTAACGACGTTGATTCTTCTTACGTACAAGCAAGACAAGATCTTGCTTATTCTTCATTAACTGGTGCACCAACAACTGTTAGTTCATTCACTAATGATGCTAATTATCTCGATTCAACTAGCGTTCAAGGTGTTATCAATGCATCGTATATTCAATCTAATCAAACAACTTATGATTTCTTAGACTCATCAGAAGCTATAGCTCTTATTGATTCAGCTTATGTTCAAGCAAGACAAACAACTGATCTTAGCTCATCAACAACTAGCGATTTGACAGAAGGCAGTAATCTTTATTTTACAGATGCTAGAGCAGATGCTAGAGTTGAAGCTACTGCAGATAGTGCATATGTTCAAGCAAGACAAATCAAATATACAAATGCTGACTTTGCGGATTCTTCATTTGTTACTTCACAGATTAATAATTTAATTGATGGCGCTCCTGGCACATTAGATACTCTTAACGAAATAGCAGCTGCATTAAACGACGATGATTCTGCTTATTCAACACTTGTTGGTTTAATTAATGCAAAATCAGATTTAGATTCTACAGACGCTATTGCATTAATTGATTCAGCTTATGTTCAGGCAAGACAAACAACTTATGATTTCTTAGATTCATCAGAAGCCATAGCTCTTATAGATTCAGCTTACGTACAAGCAAGACAGTCTGCAAGTACAGACTCTGCAGCAGTCATTGCTTTAATAGATTCTGACTATGTACGAGCAAGACAAATTACGCCTATTCCATCATTTACAAAAGTATCAATTTCCGGGCAAGGTGACGTTGTAGCAGATTCTGATGAAGGAACTGCAAACTGGGCAAGTAGTTCACAACAACAAAAGTTAACAGCATCTGATGCAGCAACAAATGATAGATTTGGATATGACTTAGACATAAGTGGTGATGGTAATTACGCCCTAGTTGCCGCGCCATGGGAAAGTACACAGCGCGGTAAAGCATACGTTTATTTAAAATCAGGAACATCATGGTCTGAACAAGCTACACTGACAGCAAGTGACGGTGGTAGTAACGACTATTTTGGTATAGGAACTAAAATATCTGAAGATGGTAGTACAGCCGTTATTGGTGCTAAAGGAGCTGGATCTGGTATAAATGGAACAGGTAAAGCATACGTATACTCAAGATCAGGTACTACATGGACACAACAAGCAGCGCTAACTGCAAGCGATGCTGCAGATGGAGATCTTTTTGGTTACGCTGTTGATATTTCTGATGACGGTAATACAATAGTTCTTGGTGCTTATGGTGAAGACACTGGCGGTAATGCTAGAGGCCAGGCATATGTCTTTACAAGAGATTCTTCTGGAGGTTCGACATGGACAGAAGCACAAAAATTTCAGTCAGACGACGTAGAAGATGGAGATAATTTTGGATTTGCTGTGGCTATATCAGGTGACGGAAACAACTTAGTTGTAGGTGTTCCTTTTGAAGATAGCAATGGATCAAGTGCAGGTTCTGCTTATATATTCACAAGAGATTCTGATCAAGGTTCAATATGGTCGCAACAAGTAAAAATTCAAGCATCTGATGCAGCAGCTAATCAAGAATTTGCTTATTCAGTAGATATGAGCACTGATGGAAATACTATTGCACTTGGATCAAGAGATGATACTGGTGGAGGTAATAGAGGAGCTGCTTTTATATTTACGAGATCTGGGTCAACATGGTCTCAACAAGCAAAGCTAGAAAATGCAAATGAGGCGGATTACGATCTCTTTGCTGGAGGCGGAAGAGGCGTATCTTTAAGTGGAACTGGTAACATATTAGTTGTTGGTGCTTATGGTGACGACGACGACGGAAGTCAATCTGGTTCAACATTTGTTTTCACACGAACTGGAACAACTTGGTCACAAGCTAAACAAATTGCTACTAGTGACGCTGCAGCTAGTGATGAAAATGGCTTTGCAGTAGCTATAGATAAAAACGGAGATACGGTATTAACAGGTTCATACGGAAAAACTAGTTCTACAGGAGCAGCGTATATATGGACAGCTCCACTTGCAGTGCAATTACAAGATACTCTCACATTAGAAGCTGGTTCAAATATAACTCTTACAACTAGTGCCGCCACTGATACAATTACAATTGCTGCGAGTTCAAGCATAGACTCTGCTGGAACAATTGCTTTAGTTGATTCAGCATACATTGAAGCTAGAAGACCCGCAGAAACAGTGTTTAGTGTAGTTAATAATGGCACTAGTGCTTATACTTTTAGTGGTGATGGATTCCCATCGACTGCAGATAATCCTACAATATATCTTACAAGAGGTAAAACATACAAGTTTGGTGTTAATGCGTCTGGTCATCCATTTCAAATTAGATTATCAGATGGTGGTTCTGCATACAGCAATGGTGTAACAAATAATGGTGCTCAAACTGGTGATGTGATATTTACGGTGCCAATGAATGCACCGAATACGTTAGTGTATCAATGTACAGTTCATTCTGGAATGGTAGGTGATATTAAGATATTTAATGAAGATTCTTTTCTTGATTCATCGTCGGTTACTAATGTTATTGATGCAACATATATTCAAGCGAATCAAACTACATATGATTTTCTAGATTCATCAGAAGCTATAGCTCTTATAGACTCTGCATATGTACAAGCAAGACAAACAACCTATGATTTCTTAGATTCTGCTGAAACAATAGCTCTTATAGACTCTGCATATGTTCAAGCAAGACAATCTGGTGGTGAAATTACGATACAAGAAGAAGGATCATCATTAACGACTGCAGCTACTACATTAAATTTTGTAGGTTCGGCTGTTACAGCTTCAGGCACTGGAACAACAAAGACAATCACAATAAGTGATGGCGGAACAGATTCTGCTGCGACTATAGCTTTAATGAATGCTGCAGGATTAAATGTTCCTGATAATGTTAATATAACAGCTGGTGCTGATAGTGATTTAAAGATATACCATGATGGAAGCAGAAGTTACATAAGTGATCAAGGTACTGGCGAATTAAGAATATTAAGTAGTCAGTTAGAGATTAAAAATTCAAGTGATGACGCAACCGGAGCAGTGTTTACTGCAAACGGTGGTGCTAGTCTTTATTATAACAATTCGAAAAAACTTGAAACTACAGATTCAGGCGTAAACATAACAGGAGAAATTACTGCTGACTCGGCAACAATAAGCGGATTGAAATATCCAGCTTCTGATGGTCTTAATAATCAAGTGATAAGAACTGATGGAAGCGGTAACTTATCATTTGTCTCTGTAGCTGCGATAAGCGGAGCAATTGATTCTGCTGGAGTTATAAGCTTAATCGATTCTTCATATGTTGAATCTAAAATAATTGATGCAGAAGGCACAATAATTTCTATAGATTCTGATTTAACGACAACAGATTCCGCACAAGTTATACACACTTTCGACAAAACAACTTATAGAACAGTGAAATATATCGCGCAACTTGAATACGATACTGATAGCTCTTATCATTCAGAAGAATTATTAATAACTCATAATGGAACAGCTGTAGCAATGACTTCATACGCAAAAATATTGCTTGACTCTGATCTTGGTACATTTGATGCACGTGTTTCCGGAAGTAATATAGAACTTACATTAAGTCCAACAAAAGCGAACACAAGTGTTAAGTTGAGAGCTATAAGAACATTAGCATAATAAATAATATCATTAATATTAATTCATAAGGAGTACATATATAATGGAAAAACAAGATAATTCTAATGTCGTTATAATTGACGATAAAGAATATAAAATTGAAGATTTTAACAAAGAACAAACTTATCAAGTCAGACAAATTAGAGATTTACAAAATAAAGCTGCAAATCTTCGTTTTCAACTCGATCAACTCTTAGTAGCTGAGAAATCTTTTACTAATTCTCTTATAGAATCTGTAAGAGAAAAAGAACAAACAAATAATGAATAAAAATTTAAAACATATAAATATAATAAAACATTGGGGAGAGTGAACCGATGCCAACCGCGTTACAAAAAAACTTTATTGTCAAAAACGGACTTGAAGTCACTGAATCAATAAAGCTTGGTACTAAAGTTGTTACAAATTTAGTTGATTCTGACACAGTAACAACCATATCTAGTGGATCTTTTCCAACTTTCCCGAATAGCACAGTTACGCCCGCTCCAGGCACATTAGGCAATTTTGATTTAAGTTTTGATATAAAGCAAGAAACTCAACAAGCATCACTTACCGATGCTTCTTCTTCTGATGCATTTGGTATTACTCTTGAAGAAAAATATAGCTTAATGGATCCTTCTGGAGCAATTACAACTTTAGACTTAGGTACCATACCAACGTAAACTACTAGGAGCATATAATGCCAACTATACTGCAACTCAGACGCGGAACTACTTCTCAAAATAATTCATTCACTGGATCTGCTGGAGAGTTAAGCGCCGATACAACAATAAACACCTTAAGGCTGCACAATGGATCAGCTACTGGTGGGTTTGAGCTTACGCAAAACGCCGCCACTCAAACACTTACGAATAAAACCATTTCAGGCTCTGATAATACTATAACAAATATTCCTTCTTCTGCGCTCGCAAGTTCTTCTATTACCGTTACTGATGGCGCAACGTCAACGGCTACAGACTTAGGTGGAACAATTACTTTTTCTGGAACAACTAATGAAATTGAAGTTAGCGAAGCTTCAGGGACGATTACGATAGGTTTGCCGGATAGTGTTACGATTGGAAGTAATTTAACAGTTACTGGTGATTTGACAGTAAGTGGTACTACTACAACTATTAATTCATCAACAATCGAAGTTACTGATTCTTTTACCTTTGAAGGCTCTACACCTGATAACTTTGAAACAGTATTAACAATAACAGATCCAACTGCAGATAGAACAGTCACAATTCCAGATGCTACGGGTACTGTAGTTTTAAAAGATACTGCCGATTCTTTAGAAAATAAAACTTTAGTAGCTCCAAAAGAAAAAATGACTATTGTTGCAGGTGCCGCAGCCGGAACAATTACTTATAATGCTTCGACCCAGTCAGTTTTATATTACACAAATGATGCTTCTAGTAACTGGACACTAAACGTAAGAGGCAATTCTTCAACTACACTTGACTCAATAATGGCAATAGGTGAAAGTTTAACAATAGCGTATTTAGTAACTCAAGGGTCGACTGCGTATTATAATTCTGCAGTCACAATAGATGGATCATCAGTTACACCAAAATGGCAAGATGGTACTGCTCCATCAGCAGGAACAGCAAGTGGAATCGATGTTTATACTTACAATATAATAAAAACAGCCAGTGCAACTTTCACTGTACTAGCTACATTAAATGACTTCTCATAATGCCTTTAATAGCCGCACTAGCAGCCGGAGCCGCTGCAGTATATGGTTGGGGACGAGCAGTAGCAACTGCAGCTGGTGCTGCAGCCACAGCAATATACGACTGGAGCCCTAGAGTTACTCAAACACTCGAAAATCCAGATAAACTTGTAACTACTGGAGATTTTGCAAAATCTTTTTCAGGTGGAAGTTTTAACTGGAAAAATATTGTTATAAGTAATGATAACAGTACTATAGTTGTAGGGGCCCCTGATTCAGCAGAAACAATAAATGGTGTATTAGAGTATAATGTAGGTAAGGCTTTTGTGTATGAAAAAAATTCATCTGGAATATGGACACAGGTTGCTGAATTAACACCTAGTGACACAGAAGACTACATGGTTTTTGGCTCTGGTTTTGCGATTACTCCAGATGGTTCTACAATTGTGACTGGTGCCCAACGTAGTGATTCACAAAATAAAGGTGCTCTTTACATCTTCGAAAGACCAGGATCTGGCTGGACTGATGCAACAGAAACATTTAAACAAGAAGGAAATGTAGCTTCTTCTAGTTTTGGGCGAGACGTAGCTATTACGCCTGATGGTAACACTGTACTTGCTGGTCAAGGTGCATCTCTCTCAGCTGGTCAAATTCGTGTATTTACAAAAACAGGAGGGACATGGTCATATAGTACTTATTTTCGAGCATCAGATTACAGTAATGGTGACTATTTTGGAAGAAGCACAACATTAGCTGTGGATCCAAATGATGATACTAACTATATAGCAGCAATCAGTGCACCTGGTGGTGGTGCAGTATACATTTTTGAAGGATCTGGATCAACTTGGACGCAAAGGGATAAAATATCAAATTCTGATAGTAATTTTGGAGGATATCCTAATACTATATCTGAAGATGGAAACACGCTTGCAGTATCAACTAATGCTGATAAATTTTATGTTTATACGTATGACGGTAGTGCATGGTCAATTGAAGCAGAAATAACAAGAGATTATATAGTTGATGCAGCTGGAATATCGGATCTTCCAAATCCAGGAAATGGCCCTTATTTTGGAATAGCCATTACAATGACAAAAGACGGTAATACGATTGTCGCAGGTGAAAGAGAAGAAAAACGTTTATTTTCTCCAAATGCTGCAAATGTCTACAAAGATGGTGGTGCTGTATATATGTTTACTAGAAAAAATGGAAGCTGGAATTATTACAAAACCTTTAGAGATGAACTAAGTAATGATAGCAATATTGATTTGTTCGGAAAGGTTCTTATGCTTTCTGATGATGGAACTATTTTAGCGTTATCCGCAGAAAGAGAACAGCCTTGGGGTGCTGGTCAAAGTGGTAGAGTATACATATATGAAGCAAGCGAAAAACCTTTCTGGGAAGATGGCTCGTTAATGGAGACATTAGACAATGGTACAAGCTCTTCACGGTATGGCGCGAGTGGAGATCTTTCTGGCACTGGAGAATATGCAGTTGTTGGTGCTTGGGGGTATAACAGTTCTGTCGGAAGAGCATACATTTATAAAAGATCTGGCAGCACTTGGTCACAACAGGCAGCAATAGAAGCTCAAGATGGTGTAGGTGCAAATCTTGAACAAATGGGTTACTCTTCAGCCATGAATTATAGTGGAGATACTGTAGCTATAAGTCAACACAACGAAGATAGTGGAAAAGGAACAGTTCAAGTTTTTACAAGATCCGGATCAACGTGGTCTCATCAAGCAGAGTTACAGCCTACTGATCTTGCTACTAATGATTATTTTGGAAGAGGGCTTGCTTTTGCTGGATCAGGCATAGATATATCTGATGAGGGAGATGTGGTAGTAGTTGGAGCTTCGTACCAGGATTCTGGAGCAACAAGTAACACAGGAGCTGTATACATTTTTAGAAGGGCTTATGACAACACCTGGTCTCAAGAAGCCAAACTTACAGTTTCTCCAGTGACTGGTAATGATCAACTCGGTTCAGCTGTTGCTATATCTGGTGACGGTAAATATGTTGTTGTAGGAACACCATATGAAGATGGAGACTCAGCAGACTCTACTACTAGTGCTGGTGTTGTTTATGTATTTAGAAGAGATGTAACTGACTCTACTGCCCCATATCAATGGGCACAGCAAGCCAGATTAGTTTCTTCACCATCACAAGAAGTTAGTGATTATCTAGGTTGGTCTGTTGCTGTGAACTATGATGGTACAAAAATAGTATCCGGTGCAATATTAGATGAAATCGGTGTCTCAAATTCAGGAGTAGCCTATATATTTACTCGTTCTTTAACAGGAACAACGTGGTCATTAGAAGCTAAAATAGAGCCAAATGACAGAGCTGCAAGTGATAATTTTGGAAGTTCTGTTGATATTTCTGCTGATGGCAGTATTGTTGTAGTCGGCGCAAAACAAGATGACGATGGAGGGAATTCAAGCGGTGCTCTTTACTTTTTTGAAAATTCTTCTGGAGGTTGGGGTCAAGTAAAGAAAATAGCTGGTACATCTGCTTCTGCTGAGACTGGACAAACCAGCAGAATGTCTAGTGATGGAATGTATGCTATTGCTGGTAATTATAATTATAGCAGCGCTCAAGGGCAATCGTATATATACAAAGCAACAAATACACCAGTATCATACGACTGGTCAACGATCTCAACATTTAATGGCTTTCCATCTAATATGCCAAGTTCTGCTTCTAACACTAGATTCGGGTGTGACACTGCTATTTCTCCAAATGGAGAACACGCAATTGTAGGAGCTCTTAATTTTAATAGTGGTAAAGGTGCGTTTTATTATTATAAGAGGTCAAATCCTACTAGTAACTTCATAAGTTATAGCAATAAAACAGATGCACCAGATCAAAGTAATAATACCTTTTTTGGATGCTCTGTAGCTCTTAATTATAGAGGAGACATAGCATTCATAGGAGCTTATAATTATTCTAATGGAGGAGCTGCTTATGTTTACACGAGATCTGGAACGACGTGGACTGGCAGTTCAGCAATACAACCAAGTGATATAGCATCGGGTGATGAATTAGCTAGAGGTAGGGCTAATGGCGCTATGAATGGAAAAGGTATAGCAGCGTCCTATGACGGTAAAACTTTCGTAGCAGGAGCTCATTATCACGATCATAGTACATATAGTAATGCTGGAGCAGCATGGGTATTTGTTGAATCAGGAGGCACTTGGTCGCAGCAAGCTAAATTGACAGCATCAGACGCAGCTGCTAATGATCTTTTTGGTGAAAGATTGCATATATCTGGTAATGGTAATTATGTTGTCGCTGGTGCGAGATATAAAAGTGATGAACAAGGTGCTGCTTATATTTTTAAAAGAGCTGAAGGCGGAACATCATGGTCACAAGAAGCAAAATTAGTGCATCCTTCTCCAACAAATTACGATAGTTTTGGCGATGATGTCGCAATAGATGAATACGGTAAAACGGCTGTTATCGGTGTTCGTAGTGATGATGAAGGCAGCAATAATGCTGGATCAGCTCATGTTTTTGTAAGAAACGGCACTGCATGGACTCAACAGGCTGTTTTACAAGGAGATACTACTGCAAGTGGTGATGCATTTGGCACAGCTGTAGGTATTTCTGCTGATGGTAATATAATAGCAGTTGGGGCAGCCGATGATGACGATGGAGGCACTTCAAGTGGTGTCGTATTTGTTTTTACGAGATCTGGAACTACTTGGACACAACAGGGTAAAGTATATCCTTCATCATCATATGCAGGTTTTGGATATCAAGTTAATGTTTCTCCAACAGGCGATTTTATCATAGTTGGAGATGCTGAACAATCTACTGATGCTGGACGAATCTTTATTTATAAAACGGATGCTGATGGAAGCTAATCAAATTGTATAAATAATATAAAAGGATTTTAAAATGGCAAAGATGGAGATCTTATAATGCCTTTATTAGCAGCATTAGCAGCCGGAGCCGCTGCAGTATATGGTTGGGGCCGAGCAGTAGCAGCAGCTGCAGCAGAAGCTTTTTCTGGCGTATACGACTGGAACGGCTTTAAAGCTACTCAAATACTCGACAATCCAGATCCAGCTGCTAGTGATAGATTTGGTCGCGGTGATGGTCATCATATAAGTCATGATAATAATACTATTATTGTAGGTGTTTTTGATGATGATGATACTGTATCTGGAAGTGGATCTGGATATGTTTACACTAAATCAGATGGTGTATGGTCAAACGTTGCTAAATTAAAAGCAAGTGATCCTGCTAGTAGTGATAATTTGTTTTGGAGTGCAAGAATATCTGGAGATGGTAATACAGTAGTTGCTGGCATCGACTACGGTGGCAAGGTTTACATATATTCAAAACCAGAGTCTGGTTGGACTAATGCAACAGAAACTCAAAAAATAACTGGAACGTCGGTGGATTCAAGTGCAATTTATTTTGGGCATGCTGTAAGCATATCAGAAGACGGCAGCACAATAGCAGTGGGTGCTTATGGTACAAATAGCAGTGAAGGCGCAGTTTATATTTTTACAGAGTCAGGAGGCACTTGGTCATATCAAGCTAAATTAACTGCCAGTGATGGTGCGACAAGTGATACATTTGGTCGACACATAGATATTACTTCAGATGGTAATACAATAGCAATAGGCGCGGCTAACGATGATGACAATAGCACTAGTGCTTCTGGAAGTGTATATATCTTTACAAGGTCAGGCTCAACGTGGTCTCAAAGAGATAAAATAACAGCAGAAACTAATATAGGTACCAATGATAAGTTTGGTTGGAGAGTATCTATATCTAATGATGGAAATACGCTTGCTGTTGCAACAGATAACGCTGCTGGCTCCACAGATAATCAATTCTATGTATTTACATATGATGAAGGTTCGAGCTCATGGTCTCAAGAAGCAGAAATTACATACGGAGATGCATTAGCAGCTGCTGGTAGTACTGATTTGGAAATCACAGTAGTAGATACAGCGTTTGGTAATTATCCAACAATATCAGGTGATGGTAACACTATCTCTGTTGCTGCACCATTCGAAAAAGATCCAACTGAAACTTATCGAGCTGGTGCAGTTTATATATTTACTAGAAGTAACGGAACTTGGCAGTTTAAAAGAAGACTTACAGATGAAGTGTTAACACGAGCTAGAGATTATTATTTTGGAGAAAATACTAGACTATCAAATGATGGAACTCATTTATTAGCGCCTAGTTGGATTGAAACGGTTAATAGTCAGACTTTGGCTGGAAGATTGTACATATTTGAAGCAAGAGCAAAACCTTTCTGGGAAGATGGCTCGTTAACGGAAACGCTTACAGAACCATCAGGAAATTATTATGATACTGGGACGGGATTTGGTGCGAGCGCGACATTATCTGGCTTTGGCGATTATGCAGTTATAGGAGCTACTTCTTTTGATGAAGACCCCTTTAATCAAAATGCAGGAAGATCATATATTTTTAAAAGGTCTGGCAGTACATGGTCACAGCAAGCTGAGTTACAAGTTCAAGCTGGTCCAGATAGTACCGCAGAACAAATGGGTCATTCTTCAGCTATCAGCTATAATGGAGACACTGTAGCTATAAGTCAACATAATGAAGATGCTCAAAAGGGCACAGTTCAAGTTTTTACAAGATCTGGAACAACGTGGTCTCATCAAGCAGAGTTACAGCCTACTGATCTTGCTGCTGGTGATAGATTTGGTCAAGGCATAACTATGAATAGTACTCAGAATAAAGGTGTGGCCATATCTGACGATGGCAATGTTGTTGTAGTTGCCGCAATTCAGCATGAAGTTGGCGGGGTAACATTGGCAGGAGCTGTATACGTTTTTAGAAGAACTGGATCAAGTTGGTCTCAAGAACAAAAGTTTACAGTTTCACCAAATACCTCCCAAGATGCGTTTGGTTCTTCTGTTGCTATATCTGGTGATGGCAAATATATTATTGCGGGAGCTTATAGCGAAGATGGAGACTCAGCAGACTCATATACGAGCGCTGGTGCTGCCTATGTATTTAAAAAATCAGAAACTGCTAATACTTGGACGCAGCAAGCCAGATTTACAGCAGATCCGCTTGAAGCAACTGATTTCTTTGGCATAGATGTAGGAATAAATTATGATGGTACAAAAATAGTAGTAGGAGCACATTATGACGAATTTAATACTACGAGTTCAGGCGCGGCTTATATATTCACTCGTTCTTTAACAGGAACATCATGGTCACGAGAAGCAAAAATTGGTGCATTTGATGCAGCTGCAACTGATCTTTTTGGAAACGTGGTGGATATGTCTGCTGACGGTAATGTTGTTGCAATAGGCGCAATTTACGATGATGATGGTGCGACTTCTTCCGGATCTATCTACATCTATAATAGATATTCTGGCGCGTGGCAACTATCAAAAAAAATATCTGGTACTGCGACAACTCCTACAAACCTCGCGAGAAACTTAAAAATATCAAGTGACGGAATGTACATTATGAGCGGTAATATTAATGATAGTGAAGTATACATATACAAAGCAGGAGAAACGCCACCTGCAGCACTTGATTGGTCTACTGGAATTACCGGCACATTTCCAACTTCGACATTGGTACCGGCAATGACAGGGATATATGAAACTGCTTTACTTGAAACTTCTGCACAAGGTGGTGGTATCACTACTCAGATTGGTAGTGCCAGTTTTACATATAGTTCTTTAGCTGTTTCTGAAAATGGAAATATTATAGTAGGCGGTGCACCAAATTCTGGCCAAGGCGATGGCCAACTTCAGCTTATTTATAAACTACCAGGCAGTGCTTACGGTTGGAGTGCTACTACTTTAAGTTCGCCGTCTAGTGATAATACGTCTAGCTACGGTGATTCTGTAGCTATAAGTTATAATGGAAAAAGAATATTCGCTACACGACCAAAATTTAATTTTGGAAAAGGCGAGGTTTATGTTTATGATGATATTGGCTCCACGTCACCTTCTTGGTCTCGAACTGGTCCTATTACACAAAGCAGCCAAGTAAATCAGGATTATTTAGGTGAAGATCCACTTGATGGCGGTAAAGCTATAGCTTGCTCGCATGACGGTAAAATGTTTGTTGTTGGCGCGTATCAGAGTGATTATAACGGAACAACTAATGCTGGACAGGCATTTGTATTTACAGAATCAAATGGCACCTGGACACAAACATCCTCTTCTATAAATCCTGGTAGTTATAGGCTGAGTAGTGGCCATTTCGGTCATAGACTAGATATGTCTGGAGATGGTAGATATATTATAGCAGGTATGTATACTTATTCTAGTAACAGAGGATCTGCTTTTATTTTTACAAGAGCTGAAGGCTCAAATAGTTGGAGCCAAGAACAATTTATTACTGGTCCAGTCTCTGCATCATATTTCGGAAGAGATGTTGCAATAGACCAATATGGTAGTACTGCTGTTATTGGCGCTGATCGTGATGGCATAAGCAGTGCAGGAAAAGCTTATGTTTATATTAGAAATGGTAGCAACTGGACAAAACAAGCTGAATTAGAAGCAAGTGATAAAGCGTCTAGTGATTATTTTGGTTATAGTGTTGCCATTTCAGCTAATGGCAATGAAGTAGTAATTGGTGCGCCTGGAGATGGATCAACTGGAAGTACGTATGTTTTTACGAGAGATGGCACTACATGGACTCAACAATATAAAATAACTCAAGGCACTGCTGTTGGATATGTTACTCATATTTCTCCAACAGGTGAAACTGTTTTAGTCGGAGACCCATCTTATCTTAGCAATACAGGTCGATTCTTTATATATCAGGCTTACGAATCTAGTAGTTAATAGTTTATAAATAGTATAAAAGGATTTTAAAATGGCAGCTCCAACATCGCGCGCAACTCTTATAGACTATTGCAAAAGACGTCTTGGAGAACCGGTTATCGAAGTCAATGTAGACGAAGATCAACTGGAAGATAGAGTAGACGAAGCTTTACAGTATTATCGTGAGTTTCATTCAGACGCTACAATCAGAACATATCTTAAGCATCAGATAACAGCTGATGATGTGGCTAATGAGTATATTACTTTAGCGAGTAATATTATATTTGTTTCTAAGATGTTTCCTCTTTCAAGTTCATTTAATAACTCTAGAAATTTCTTTGACATTAAATATCAAATGATGTTAAATGATATTGCAGATCTTATGAATTTTGCTGGTGATTTAGCTTATTATGAACAAATGCAACAATATCTTTCTATGCTAGATATGAAATTAAACGGTACACCACAAGTTCAATTTTCAAGAAGACAAAATAGATTATATATTTTCGGTGATTTTGCAGACGGTGATATTAAAGTAGGCGATTATATAGTCGCAGAAGTTTATACAGAAGTAAGTGAAACTGATCATACTTCGATATTCAATGATATGTTTATTAAAGAATATACTACTGCATTAATTAAACAACAGTGGGGTCAAAACTTAATTAAGTTTGAAGGCATGCAATTACCAGGGGGAGTCATTTTAAACGGAAGACAGATATATGATGATGCAACTGCAGAGATTGCGACTCTTAGAGAGAACTTGAGATTAGAACACGAATTTCCACCCGATTTTTTCGTAGGATGATATGGCTACAAACTTTTATTTCAGTCAAAAAGTACGATCAGAGCAAAAGCTTTATGAAGATATAGTCATTGAAGCACTCAAGACCTACGGTCAAGACACGTACTATTTACCAAGAGACATTGTAAATGAAGACAAGATACTAGGTGATGATCCAGTATCAAGCTTCAACTCGTCTTATAAAGTTGAAATGTACATCGAAAACACTGAAGGTTTTGATGGTGAAGGAGATTTGTTTACTCGATTTGGTGTAGAGATAAGAGACGAAGCTACATTTATTGTTTCTCGTAGAAGGTGGGAACAAACTATACAAAGATATGATAACGAAATTACAGTCGCAAGACCAGCAGAAGGTGATTTAATATATTTGCCATTAAGTAAATCTTTCTTTCAAATCTCGCATGTTGAGCATGAACAACCTTTTTATCAATTAAGTAATCTACCAGTATACAAATTAAGATGTCAGTTATTCGAATACACTGGCGAACAAATGGATACTGGTGTAGATGTACTAGACAATTTAGAAGGTGCATACGCATACAAATATATTTTATCATTAAACAATTTAAGTGCTGCTTCATTTAAAGTAGGTGAAACTATTACATCTCCAAGTGGTGACACAACGATGAGAGGTGAAGTTGTTAAATTTTCTGACTCAGATAATAAGCTTCATGTAATTCATGCAGGTGCAGATGATGGTAAATATCATACGTTTGTAGATAGCGCGACAGTAACTGGACTAACAACTAATGCTACAGGCGTTATAACTCTTGTAGTTGAAGATAATCAACTATCTCAAAATGAACAAAATGCAGATTTTTCAACAGGTGCAGACTTCATTGATTTCAGTGAGTCTAATCCATTCGGCGATGTGAGTAATAACTAATGTTTGGTACACATTTCTATCATTCAAAAACTAAAAAAGCGGTAGCGCTGTTCGGCAGGCTTTTTAATAACATTTATATTATTCGCAAAAATTCTTCAGGTGCCGTTATTAGTCAGTTAAAAGTACCGCTGTCTTATGCGCCAAAACAAAAGTATCTTGAAAGAATAAGAGAGAATCCTAATCTAAATGAAGATACACAAGTTGCAATCAAGTTGCCTCGAATGTCATTTGAAATTACATCAATAGCTTATGATGCACAAAGACAGTTAGCAAAGGTTGGTAACTTTACAACAATATCTTCAACTGGTGATACATCAAAGAGACAAAAGTTTTTTAATCCAGTTCCATATTCAATAAACTTTCAACTTAACGCATATGCTAAATCACAAGATGACGCGTTACAGATCATTGAACAGATACTACCAACTTTCAATCCTCAGTATGCTCTTACAATAAAACCATTTCAAACTGAGTATCCTGATTTTAAAGAAGATATACAAGTAATAATTAATGGTGTAAGTTTTTCTGATGATTTTGAAGGAGCAATGGAACAAAGAAGAACAATAATTTACAGTTTGGACTTTGAGATGAAGCTAAGTTATCACGGTCCAATCACAGACAATAGTATCATTCGTGATGCTAGAACAAAGATATTTGACATCGGTGCTGGTTTAAATGATTCAGATATAGGATTAGAAACTATAGTGGTTACTCCTAATCCATCTGACGTTATTGGTCTTGATGATAGTACCTTTGGATTTTCAACAACAATTTTAGATAGTGCGAGTTAACAATGTATGAATATAGAGTAAAGATCGTTAAGATAGTCGATGGTGATACAGTAGACGTAGATATCGATTTAGGGTTTGGTGTGTGGATGCATAAAGAACGTATAAGATTATTTGGTATAGACACACCAGAATCAAGAACTCGAGATTTAGAAGAAAAGAAATATGGATTAGCTGCTAAAAAGTTTCTAACAGGTATGTTAGATGATGAAGGTGGTATCATTTTAAAGACGCATAAAGATAAAACTGGTAAGTTTGGAAGAATATTAGGT